ATCAAACGTCAGATGTTTGCAAAGCTGCGCACCACAAAATACCTGAAAACTGCCGCCAGCGCCGACTCTGCCAGTGTACAGTTTGAAGGCAAGGTGCAGCGTATTGCCCGTGTTCACCATTACGGCCTGCGTGATCGCGTCAGTCGCAAAGGACCGGAGGTCCGTTACGCAGAGCGTCGCCTGCTGGGTGTAAATGATGATGTTGAGGCAATGACCCGCGACATGATTCTGCAATGGCTGGCGGGGTGATCTTTGTATCAGCACTGATACAAGTTGCAGCACTGCCGCCTTTCTTCCCCTGATGGCAACCTTTCCCTATGAACGCACAATTAACCGAAATCATGCGCCTTATCACCAATCTGATCCGCACTGGTGTAGTCACCGAAGTGGACCGGGAACACTGGCTTTGTCGGGTGAAAACGGGCGACCTTGAAACCAACTGGATTAACTGGCTGACGCTGCGCGCGGGTAATGCCCGCACATGGTGGAAACCATCGGAAGGTGAGCAGGTGGTGCTACTGAGTCTGGGCGGCAATCTGGAAACTGCCTTTGCGCTGCCCGCTGTCTATTCGAATCAGTTCGCACCACCGTCGACGTCGGCAGACGCCTGCGTGACAGAACATCCTGACGGTGGCTGGTTTGAATACGAACCCGCCACCGGGCGCTGGTATGTCAGGGGCATCAAATCAATGGTCATTGAGGCCGCTGACAACATCACCATGAAAACCAGTGAGTTTGTACTGGAGGCTGACCGCACGCGCATTAACAGCGAAGTGGTGATCAATGGTGGCGTTACCCAGGGCGGCGGAGCGATGAGTTCTAACGGGATCGTGGTTGATGCGCATCAGCATACTGGCGTCCTGAAAGGCGGCGATACAACCGGAGGCCCGGTATGACGCTTTATAGCGGGATGAACAATACCAGCGGCAAAGTCATTACTGATATTGACCATCTGCGCCAGTCGGTGCGGGACATTCTGCTGACGCCGCAGGGTAGCCGCATTGCTCGTCGTGAATATGGTTCCCTGCTGTCGTCGCTAATAGACCAGCCACAAAATCCGGCATTACGCCTGCAGGTCATGTCGGCAGTGTATGTGGCGCTGAGTCGCTGGGAGCCACGGCTGACGCTGGATTCCATCACCATCAACAGCCATTTTGACGGTTCAATGGTGGTGGAGCTGACCGGGCGGCGTAATAACGGTGTACCTGTTTCCCTTTCCGTATCAACAGGAGCAGAGAATGGCAGTGATTGACCTTTCGCAGTTGCCTGCGCCGCAGATTGTGGATGTGCCGGACTTTGATACGTTGCTTGCCGAACGCAAGGCAGAATTTGTGGCGCTTCATCCGAAAGATGAGCAGGAAGCAGTGAGCCGCACACTGGAACTGGAATCTGAACCCGTCACCAAATTGTTGCAGGAGAACGCTTATCGTGAGTTGCTTCTGCGCCAGCGCATTAACGAAGCCGCGCAGGCGGTGATGGCGGCTTATGCCATAGGGAGCGATCTGGACCAGCTCGCTGCCAATTACAACGTGAAACGCCTGACGGTGACGCCTGCTGATAATGACGCTGTGCCGCCCGTCGCGGCTGTGATGGAAAGTGATGAAGCGTTACGCCTGCGTGTGCCTGCGGCTTTTGAAGGGCTTTCGGTTGCGGGGCCAACTGCCGCTTATGAATTTCATGCCCGAAGCGCCGACGGTCGGGTGGCGGATGCCAGTGCAACCAGTCCGGCACCTGCAGAGGTGGTGCTGACTGTCCTGAGCCGCGAAGGCGATGGAACAGCAGAAAAAGACCTGCTGGACGTGGTGGAAAAAGCTCTGAACAGTGAGAACGTCCGCCCGGTGGCTGACCGTCTTACGGTTCGCAGCGCAGAAATCATCCCGTACCGGGTGGAAGCCACTATTTTTCTCTATCCGGGACCGGAAGCAGAGCCGGTAATGGCAGCGGCAAAAGCCAGCCTGCAGAAGTACATCGCCAGTCAGACGCGTCTTGGTCGGGATATTCGCCGTAGCGCCATCTTTGCCGCCCTGCATGTTGAGGGTGTGCAGCGTGTGGAGCTGGCTTCTCCTCTGGCGGATATGGTCCTGAACAAAACACAGGCGGCATCATGTACGCAGTGGAGCGTAACCAACGGAGGAACGGATGAATAGTCTGCTGCCACCGGGTTCAACACCACTGGAGCGCCGATTGGCGCAAACCTGCAGCGGGATTTCTGATCTGCAGGTGCCGCTTCGTGACTTGTGGAATCCGGCAACCTGTCCGGTCAGTTTCCTGCCTTATCTCGCCTGGGCGTTCTCTGTGGATCGCTGGGACGAGGGCTGGACAGAAAGCGTCAAGCGCCAGGTGGTGAAGGATGCTTTTTATATTCATCAGCATAAAGGGACCACCAGTGCCGTGCGGCGGGTGGTGGAGCCGTTCGGCTTTTTGATCCACATTATTGAGTGGTGGCAGACCGGAGAGGCACCGGGCACGTTTCGCCTGGATATCGGCGTGCAGGACCAGGGCATCACTGAAGATACCTATCTGGAACTTGAGCGACTGATAAGCGATGCCAAACCATGTAGCCGCCACATGATCGGCATGTCCATCAATCTGCAGACCAGCGGCCCGCATTGGGTGGGAGCCGCCAGCTATCTTGGCGAAGAAATCACGATCTATCCGTATATCAACGAAACGATTATTTCCGGTGGCACCGCGCATGAAGGCGGGGCGGTCCATGTTATTGACACAATGAGAGTGAATCCATGAGCACAAAATTTTATACCCTGCTGACGGATATTGGCGCGGCAAAACTTGCCAGCGCCGCCGCGCTCGGTGTGCCGCTAAAAATTACCCATATGGCGGTGGGCGATGGCGGCGGAGTATTGCCAACGCCGGACGCAAAGCAGACGGCACTGGTAAATGAGAAACGCCGGGCTGCGCTGAATATGCTTTATATCGACCCGCAGAACAGTAGCCAGATTATTGCTGAACAGGTGATCCCTGAAAACGAGGGCGGTTGGTGGATACGTGAAGTGGGCCTGTTTGATGAGTCCGGGGCATTGATTGCCGTGGGAAACTGCCCGGAAAGCTATAAGCCGCAACTGGCTGAAGGCAGCGGGCGTACCCAGACCGTGCGCATGGTGCTGATTACCAGCAGCACGGACAATATCACCCTGAAAATCGACCCTGCCGTAGTGCTGGCAACCCGCAAGTATGTGGATGATAAGGTACTGGAGCTGAAGGTGTACGTGGATGACCTGATGGCAAAACATCTTGCCGCACCGGACCCGCATTCACAGTATGCACAGAAAGAAAGTCCTACGTTTACCGGGACACCCAAAGCGCCAACGCCAGCGGCGGGGAATAACACCACGCAGGTTGCGACCACCGCGTTTGTTCAGGCTGCACTGACGGCTATTATTAATGGTGCGCCAGCCACGCTGGACACGCTGAAAGAAATAGCCGTAGCCATTAACAATGATCCGAAATTCAGTACCACCATTAATAATGCGCTGGCACTGAAAGCGCCGCTGTTGAGTCCGGCACTCACCGGAACGCCAACAGCCCCCACGGCGGCGCAGTCGGTCAACAATACACAGATTGCCACTACGGCTTTTGTGAAATCGGCGATTGCGGCAATGGTGGGTTCTGCACCTGCGGCACTGGATACACTGAACGAACTGGCGGCGGCGCTGGGGAATGACCCGAACTTTGCCACGACAATGCTTAATGCACTGGCAGGTAAACAACCGCTGGACAATACGCTGACTAATTTGAGTGGAAAGGATGTAGCGGGTCTTCTCGCATACCTTGGTTTGGGAGAAGCGGCAAAACGGAATGTGGGCACAGGAGATAATCAGATACCGGATATGGGAGCATTCGCTTCTGGTTCGGGATGGTTCAGGCTACCAGGTGGATATATTGTTCAGTTTGGCACTTTTTCAGGAAACACGACCCGCTTTATCAGTGGACACTTCCCTATACCATTCCCTAATCAGCCGATGGTTTCAGTCAGTGTTATGTCTGATAACGTTCAGTCAGACCCGTCGATTCCTGCTCCGCAGGTTTTGTCTGTAAATTTTGAACATATCAGTAATTCAGCGTGGCGTGTGGCAACCAGTGATATCTCACAGCAATACAGATTCAGTTATATTTCGATAGGACGGTAGAAATGCAGAAATATATTTTCAGCGCCGATAAAAATGCGTTTTTCCCTGTGGAGCTTAAAATCGCTTATCAGGAATCCGGCGAATGGCCCGATGATGGAATCGAAATTGACGACACTGTTGCCGCCGAATTTATGAAGGAAGCACCAGAAGGAAAATACAGAGGTGTCATCGACGGAATGCCTGCATGGATTGATATTCCACCGCCAACTCATGAGGAACAAATTGCCGCAGCCGAACTGGAAAAGCAGCAATTGATTAATCAGGTCAACGAATACATAAACAGTAAGCAATGGCCTGGTAAAGCGGCGATTGGTCGCCTGAAAGGTGAGGAACTGGCGCAATATAATTTGTGGCTGGATTATCTGGACGCACTGGAACTGGTCGATACTTCCGGTGCGCCAGATATTGAATGNTTGGTTTGGGAGAAGGTTCGGCATTACCCGTTGGTGTGCCTGTTCCGTGGCCTTCCGCCACTCCGCCAACAGGCTGGCTGAAATGCAATGGTGCGGCTTTTTCTGCTGAAGAATACCCGGAACTGGCAAAGGTTTACCCGACAAATAAATTGCCTGATTTACGCGGTGAATTTATTCGTGGCTGGGATGACGGACGTGGAGTGGATGCCGGGCGACAATTATTATCTTCACAGGGGGATGCAATAAGAAATATTGAGGGATTCGCAGATGGCGGGATCGGTATGTCTTTTGATGCAATCAGAGGGGCTTTTTATGATGCAGGAACACGATCTGCGAGAATGCCGAATAACACAACTGATATAGGCAAAACCGATGACCTTGGATTCGACGCCTCTCGTGTCGTGCCAACAGCTAATGAAAACCGTCCACGTAACATCGCCTTTAATTATATTGTGAGGGCTGCATAATGAAACCTGTTTTTGATGAAAATGGGCTGGCTACAGTGCCGGGTGATATGCGTTGTTATTATTATGATGCAGTAACGTCTGAATATACGGGCTGGTCTGATGAATATATTAATACTGGCGTAAGTATGCCCGCTTGTTCCACTGGTATTGACCCGGGCGAATACATTCCGGGAAGAGTGGCAGTATTTACGGGTAAGGGATGGAGCCATGAAGAAGACCATCGCAATGAGACCGTTTACTCAACTGAAAATGGCGCAGCTGTTACAGTGGATTATATCGGTGCCATCAAAGACGGTTATGTCACGCTTTCACCGTTAACGCCATACGATAAATGGGATGGTGAGAAATGGGTGACGGATACCGAGGCACAGCATAGCGCCGCAGTAGAAGCTGCAGAAGCACAGCGCCAGTCGCTGATTGATGCTGCAATGGCTTCCATCAGTCTGATTCAACTGAAATTACAGGCCGGGCGGAAGCTGACGCAGCCAGAAAACACCCGACTTAACGCTGTGCTGGATTATATTGACGCGGTAACGGCAACAGATACCAGCACAGCGCCGGACGTCATCTGGCCTGAACTGCCGGAGGCGTAGGCCATTCAATATCTGGCGCACCGGAAGTATCGACCAGTTCCAGTGCGTCCAGATAATCCAGCCACAAATTATATTGCGCCAGTTCCTCACCTTTCAGGCGACCAATCGCCGCTTTACCAGGCCATTGCTTACTGTTTATGTATTCGTTGACCTGATTAATCAATTGCTGCTTTTCCAGTTCGGCTGCGGCAATTTGTTCCTCATGAGTTGGCGGTGGAATATCAATCCATGCAGGCATTCCGTCGATGACACCTCTGTATTTTCCTTCTGGTGCTTCCTTCATAAATTCGGCGGCAACAGTGTCGTCAATTTCGATTCCATCATCGGGCCATTCGCCGGATTCCTGATAAGCGATTTTAAGCTCCACAGGGAAAAACGCATTTTTATCGGCGCTGAAAATATATTTCTGCATTTCTACCGTCCTATCGAAATATAACTGAATCTGTATTGCTGTGAGATATCACTGGTTGCCACACGCCACGCTGAATTACTGATATGTTCAAAATTTACAGACAAAACCTGCGGAGCAGGAATCGACGGGTCTGACTGAACGTTATCAGACATAACACTGACTGAAACCATCGGCTGATTAGGGAATGGTATAGGGAAGTGTCCACTGATAAAGCGGGTCGTGTTTCCTGAAAAAGTGCCAAACTGAACAATATATCCACCTGGTAGCCTGAACCATCCCGAACCAGAAGCGAATGCTCCCATATCCGGTATCTGATTATCTCCTGTGCCCACATTCCGTTTTGCCGCTTCTCCCAAACCAACGTTTATGAAAATGCAGAGATAACGGCTAACTGGCATCATCTCCGGTTTTTATTCAGGGGGATGATCATGC